CTTGCCGCTGATAGTGGGCCAGATTGAGATGAGCAATGTCCAGTAGCGGTGGCTTACTGGTCAACGTATCGGTTTTATTTGCATAAACCGTCACCAGGGGAATCTCCCCAAGCGAGAAATTACCTGACTCAACCAGCTCGTACTGCGCTGTAGCGTCGGATTGATCGAAGGAAGAGGGGTATGGGAAGTTCCCTTGCATCTCTTTCTTTTGCTCTTCTTGCCTAAAGACGCGATAACGACCTGGCTCGATGACACGTACTTGGTCATAAACCTTTTCTCCGAACTCGCCGTCAGGGACTACTGCCTTTTCTCCGATTCGTACTTGCGTAAGACTTCCGTAACTGGTTTCGCGGTCCAGTCGCCAACCGTACACCTGAGTTGGATCCACCTCAATCCAATAGGGCCGACGATTAAGAGCACGCTCCTCTGCAAGACTTCTTGCGCCCGTAGGCGCAGGAAAATCAACCAGCGTGTGGCAGTGCCCATACGTCAGGGCACAGATCAAGAGTCGTCGAGCGTACTCATCTAAATCTGAGCCACACCCGTCAACGTCCTTGTTAAATACATCTGTCCAGTAGGGATCACCTTGGACGCTAATTGGTTTTCGCAGGATTAACCCAGCTGCTGCACGAAGCAACCGCTGCGTATAAGGCGTAAAAACAGAGCGATTGACCCGTGCCAAATATGCGGAGTAGTCCTCACGGGGCTCTAGAGGCAAAAATGCCTCGCAGTTGTCACGTAAATACTCCGTGCCGTTTGTAACGGCCTTCATGATCTCCCAGCCCTTCATCTGGTCGATCACGGCCCGTGTCCGCACGAACGGGCTGTCAACACTTCCCATATAGGAAGAGCTGACAAGATGCGTTCTAACGAGACCGGGAACGGAGTAAGTCATGACACCTCAGAGTTGAGTTACTAACAGCCCCATCGACGACGAGCCGCTTTACCCCGTTCACCTGTCCAATTACGACTTCGAGCGCAGAAAGAACGCTTACGGGCAGCTTCTTCCTTTGTCTTTGGCTTGCCTGTAACCGGCGGTTTCAAATTAGAACCCGTTTCCCGGTTGTACTTAGCCCGACCTTTAGCGGTCAGGCCAGCACCTTTACTAGCAGGCAGCTTCTCGCCACGGCCAACACTAAGGTTGGGACCACGCTTACGTTTTTTGCGCTCTGCCATCGTCCTAACCCTTACTGAAGGTTAGAAGTGATGGTGCCGCTGGTAACGAAGTTGCAGGTAGCAACAACCAAATCGCCAACAGTAGAACTGATGTCCATGCTGGTGATAATGCCTGCAAAACTCACACCGTCAGAACCACTGGTGGTGCCGGTAGTAAACAGCTCAAACGTGGCGTCTGCAGTGTCCGAAGCCGTGATTACGTCTTCAATAAACGCTGCCTGACCAGTTGCATCAGGGTCGTACACCAGTTCGACAGTGCCAGAGCCGCTGATCATGCTGCCGACATAAGCGCGGAACGTATCACCGTGATCGGTGCAGTCCAACGTGTCTTTGGTGATGTTCAGCGTCCAGCTGCGAGTGCCAACAATGGTTGCGTTGGAAGAACCAGCAGCATCAAACTGGACCGCACCTTGCTCTCCGCGAAGGATGGCCATGATTAGACATAGGAAGGGTCTATAAGCCCGAGTCTAACTCTTTATGCCGTCCAAGCCACGCAATCAGCTCTTGTGAACGATGATTTGCGGCGTGACGTTCGGCGTGCCAGAAGAAATTGACACAATACGAACGCGAACACGGCTCGCAGGAATGCCGGTGTACGAATAATCGTAGTTACCAGCAGAGCTAAGCGTTTTGTTTGAGTCAATCGCAAAATACTCTGTTGGAGCGCTTGCAGTGCTCATTTCAAGAGCAACTACATAGTTGGCACTGCCGGTCGTGGTCAACAAAAACGTATAAGTATCAGATTTGCAATCGACTTCAAAGGCGTGATCAGCTGCGGACAACGCCGTGGATTCGCGATGCTCAACAGTGTTTGAGAAGCGTGTGACGGTGGTGGCCATTAGCTTTTACCCTTGGGTTTACGACGCCGATGTTGATAGCTTATCTTCTTCGAGCCCGTTTTTTCGCGCTTAAATCGGGCTTTTTCTGAAGGAC